GACGATCTTGTGAAGCGGCTGCAAAAATATCTGGATGGCTGTCCACTTCCAGATTGTCGCACATTTCATTTGATGCACGAAGAAACTTTGATTGCGGAAGCGAAAGACCGCATTGAGGCGCTGGAAGCGGCGCTGCGGGACTTGATTGACGCCTCAAGTTGCATCCGTCACTGGCACGATGCTCTTAATGGCGATGGCATGGTTGTAAGCGCAGAACATGTCATGTTGCTTTGGGGTCAAACCGACATTGCCCGCGCCGCGCTTGCAGGGGAGAAGAAAGATGTATCGTCACAAGATGCCTGATCGCGAGATTTCTTCCGAAAGAAACCAAGCCGATTATTGGGAAAATGCTGCCTCAGTCTGGCATGATAAATATAAAGAAATTTTGAATTTTGAAATTAGTGCAAGACGATATGAAGCAGTTTTAGAAGAAATGGCCAAAGGTCGATATAGCGCAGAACGCTGCCGACAAATGGCCATCAAGGCTTTGACGAATAAAACTGCTTAGGCAAATTTCTCATAAGCCGCAGCTAGCTTCGTGTCATAGGCATTTTTCGCATATTGCGGCCCGTTATAGCCACGAGCGAACTTGGCCCAATCTTTATTGGCAAGCTCATCGAGGAGCCCGGCAGATCGGATAAAAGCCGCCATCTGCCGGAGTTGCCCAGCTTCGGATTCGACAGCCTCTTCGACCATAGCCTCGACCGAGGAACAGCCAGCCATTTTGAAATTCGATCCCATGATCTGGCCAAGTCCCCACGAAGTCGAAAGCAAAGCCGCTTCTTCATCAATGGCGCAAGCCCGCTCGATCTCGGCATAAACCGCGTCTGAGCCCTTTGGATATGGTTTCTCGCCCCATTTAGGATAGGCAAGCCCTTCGGCGACAGCTTGAGCCTGTAGGCCCGGCGCATCCTTCAAATGCTTATAGAAATGATGGCGCTCAAAAAGAGCCTTCGGACGGCCAGCCTCGTCAAAACCAGACCCGGCAGCCTCGACCGCAATCACCGCCCGAAAAGCGGCGCTTTCGACACCGAGATCGGCAGCGATCTGGTCGATTTAGGAATCCTCGATCTTACTAGCGGCGCCCTTGAATTCCATCATTTGTCCCCTTTTGCCATAGCTTCCGTCTTGGCTTTGGAGCCCGCCGACGACCCGAAATAATAGGCAATCACGCCGGTGAAGGCAGTCTGAAGCGCCCCGAGCATCAAGAGCAAAGCCTCATTCCCGTTCTTTGGAACGCCATAAACGAACATCCAGAAAAGGATGCCAAAGAAACCGAGCGTGATAGCGGCAGCTAAGACTTTCGGAGTATGATCGCCGACCGTCATTTCACGCTTGCGGGCACTATCACGATCACCGGCAGAAATGCGCTCGAGATCGATCTCAAGTTCGGCCATCCGGGTTTTAAAATCGGCATCGATCTGTTTGACCGCCGCAAGCTGATCCGGCGATGCGCCCTGCAATGCCTTGGCAATATCTGCCTCTGTGCCCTCTTCGTTGCCGAGGAGGACGTTTGATAGGGTCTTGGCCGCCAAGCCCGCCAGAGGCCCTCCTAAAGCCGTTGCAAGCGTAGGGGCGACCTGACCGAGCAAAGGACCGACTGTTTTTAGAATATCCATGCCAGACCCCTATTTCATAGAAAGGCTGATTGTAACAATCATGCCGATGATAAGAAGAACAACGACCAGAGCCGCCGTGCCAAGCACCTTGAGTTGGTGCATATTTTCTTCGTGCTGTTTGCGAGCGGCAGCCTCGGCAGCTTTTTGGCGTTTCTGGATCGCGACGATTTCGCGTTGCACTTCCTCCCAGCCACGCAAACCATATTGAGCCACGAAGGCATTACGAACTTCGTGAAACCATGCCTCGGCTTGTTTGCGTTTGACGACGATATCCATCGCCATTTCTTCGACGGAAACGCCGGAGAAAAGCTTAGGTTTCGGAGGAGATGCAGCTAATTGAGTGAGTTTAGCGACTGATCCGTAAAGCTTGGCAACATCTGTCGCCATTCCTTGAATTTCTTTTCCGACCTTTATCCCGCCTTTGATGGCTTCATAAGCCATCTTTGCGCCGCCGAAAATGAGGCTAATGGTGGCGGGATCCATTTTCTCACCGATCTTTATCTAGTGTTGCAACTTGAGAGCAATGGCAAGCAGCGTAACAATTATGAATCCAGCCGTTCCCATTAGGATTTGCTCAATCCGTTTAAGCCGAGCATTGATCGACTCATAACGGATTTTGCAGACTTCTTCGTGAGATGTAAGCCGCGCCTCTGTTTCGCTAATCTGTGCCATTGCAATTGCCATTATTATTCAATCACGAATTCAAAGCAGCGAACGGCGGGACCATAGGAACCACCGGAGGATTGTTCAAAAGAGCAATTTGATTGGCGAGGTTTTCGTTGATTTCAGGAACGTCGAGCTTTGCCGAGCAAGCGTCAATGCACCATTGCGCGGTCAAGCTAGCATATGGCTTGAAATCAGTCGGGTTTGGCGCATCAAGAGCAACCGTGCCGTAGCAGCCGCAAGAGACTTTGCCGTCAGTCGCGTCATAGCGCCAGTGGATCGTTTTCACGACATCGGTCAGGCCGTCTTCAGCCTTGGCAACGTCAAACTGCGGAAAAGTCCAAGTGTAGGTGATAGCCATTTTAATCTCCGGTTATGTAAGTTTTCCAGCAAGAACAATAACCGTGAAAGTTTGTGTTGATGCTGATTTGTTTTTCAAAGTGGATGTATGACTACCTGCTGATTTATAAACGGCGAAATCCGTTCCTGTATCAGTCGCCGCACCATCACCAGCCAGCTTAACAGCCGTTGCTGAATAGTTTAGGAAGAAAACGCCTCCATTTCCGCTACCATTTACATACACGCAAACAATCGCGCTTCCGCAGATTGAAGAAGACAAGTTTACAGAAGACCCAGATGTCAATGTAAGACTGCTGCTTGAAGCTAAATACGATCCGGCCCAAGTGTTTGAACTTGCACCTACCAGCAAATTGCCGCTGGTGTCGATGCGGGCGCATTCGGCGTTGTTAGTTCCAAACAAAAGAGCTTGGTTGTCTCTGTTCCAAACGTATCCAGAGCCATCACTGCCTTGAATAAGATCAACACCCGTAAAACCAGTGTATGTAACACGCACGTTTGAAGCAGAGGATGATGAAAAAACTTGTAATCCTCTACCGCCCGCTGTTGTTATTGAACTCGTCCCGATCCCCACGTTGCCGGAGGAGTCCATTCTCATTTCATTGTATGTTCCGTTGTTATATGTACGGAACGACAAAGAAGAATTGCTTGTGCTATTTGTAATAGCGTCAATATAAGAAACACCAGATGAAACTGGGTAAATATGAACGCCATATGGATTGCTTGTTCCAGATAGAACAGTGCTTTGCTTAACTATAGAAAGAGAAGCAGGAGGGGTGCTTGTTCCAATTCCCAAATTTCCAGCATTATCTATGCGAAGTCGCTCAGAAGCACCCGTGTAAAAATACATCGGATTGCTATTATTAGATGACAGAAGCAGACCGCCTCCATCGTAAATGTAACTGAAGTTTGCAGGTGTAGTAGAATTTGTAAACTGCTGAATACCTTTAACATCAAACAACTGAGATGGGGTTGTAGTTCCAATCCCTATATTACCTGAAGATCCAATACGCATGCGTTCTGTGCCACTTGTAGTGACAGCAACGGTATCAGCAGCAGGGAAAAAAACACCAGTGTTGGTATCGCCAGTTGTGGTTATAGAAGGAGTCGAAACTGTTCCAGCCGCAAAAGTTGCCGCGCCTGTAATAGTAGGTGTGTCGATCACCGTTCCTGCGATTGTTGTCAGAACGCCGGTGCTTTGATTGATCGAGACAATTTCGATCCATCCAGAATTTGCTTCATTTCTGATCTTCAGTTTATCATTGGCAGTGTCATACCAAAGTTGATTAGCGAAAGTTGTAGTTGGTGCAGTCGCGCCGGATGACGTGCTGACCAAAGCCGCAAGAGCATCATTTAAATCTGACCTAAAGGCTGGAAAGCCTTGATTGGCAATATTCATGTCATGCTGCGACATCAGATGACCCTTCCATAACCTTTTGCGACATAATCGAATGTCCGACTAACCGCCGTCCCGGCAGAGTTACGGAATTCGATGGTGAATCCGCTGGCTGATTTGCTAGTTATAACATAATAATCGCCGGTTGCTAGATTTTGAGCCACAATTCCGACACCGCCGAGAGCCTTGAAAGCCTCTGCAAATGTCAAATTATAGGCCCCAGCACCGCTGACGATATCATTCTGTGCAATGACACGATCTGGCATATCTATGCTGACGCTCAATTCTCGAATTGAAGGCGAAGCAGTTGCATCTGTCGTCGTCAAATATGCCCTGAACTTGAAAGCTCGAGCCGAATAATCTCCGACGAAGAAAGGTCGCCAATCAGACCAAGTTGGTGATCCAGCCGGATCATCATCTGTCGTGGCAACTTGAAGCTGAACATTTGTGTCGTCAAAGGCAGTCGGATCGCCATCGAAATCACCGAGACGATCATCAAAATTTCCAATCACGGAATCGAATAGATTAACGAAATCAATTCGCTCATTTTTGATCGATGCAACAATTCGGCTCGTATATTTCTCA